CTGGCTCGTCAATCTGACGATGCTTGAATACCTGCTGCATTGTTTCGGTTGACGTACCATATTTCTGGAACGTCCTTGTATCCATAGTTTCGAAGGCGCCTAGACGGAAAGAAATTGTCTGGAAACTATTGTTCGTACCAGACACAACCTGGATTGGAGATGTTTCCATAACAACAAAGGTCAACGGCGTGTTGTCCAATTTCTGACTTCCCGTATTGTTGAATTTCATTATGCCGTATTCACCAGTATGAATGATTGCATTAGCATCATCTACGTTCTGTATATTTGCAATTCCGTACGGAACACCGTTCAATGGAATGTTAAGACAGAACTTCAATATAAGGGAATTAGGGTAGACTCTTCCCATTAGGTAGATTTCTACCGAGGCGTTGTCTATGTTATCTATATTAAGCATGAATGCCTACCTATCGAATGTTTGTATCGTATTTTGACAACCAGTTCAACGAATCGTTGAGCTGCGGGACAATGACAGCTTTACCGACGGTAACCTCGCTTACCACACCGTTAAATAGGTTGTTGTAATGCAGCCAATACTCTGGTGTCACTTCAAGCTCATCCAGCATCTTCTTGTATTCTGCCTCCAACTGCTCTCCACGATAACCTTTCATGTACAACTCGTTGTACACGCTTTCTTCAAATATACGAACAGCATCACGACACGGCAACGGATTACGGATATGGTTAGCCGCACAGAACACTTTACACATTCTGCTGCTTCCCATGGTGCGTCGAGCTATAACATCGGGACGGCCTTGTTCATAACCCTGAACATTATCCAAGGTCAACATGGAAAGTTCGTCATCCCTAAATCTAGGGTAATTCATTTCATCAGCCATATCAACCTCTACTTCTTAGCCTTATCCGAATCCTTCTGAGGAATAGGATAGAACAAGTTATCACCAATAAGGTGTATGAAGTCATGGTTCGGACCAGGAGTCATCCACGGCTTCAACGTAACAGTAACTTTCATTGTGACAGGAATGCTTGCACCAATGCTGTTTATAAACAATTCTTCCGAAGGAGTGATGCTGACATTTTCAATAACCATCGGTTCTACATCAAGAATGTTTCCTATAGTAAGTCTGACTGGGTTCGGCACAAGGACGAAATTCGCTCCCATGAAAGTGCTTCCCTCCATATAAGCTTCCAATACCTTAGTGATAACCACATTCATTCCATCAACAAGGTTTTGCTTATTGGCATCCGAGAACCTACCATTTTCTTGCATTTCCTTTGCATTGTTGTCAAATGTGTCACCAAGCGATTTTGCCATATCACTGACATATTTTGCAATCGTGTTACCAATGCTGACACCAGTGCCTGCGGCATCAACAACACCATCGCTAGCCTGTCCGTTATTGGTTTCTACCAACTGACGAAGACCAGGTATTTCCATCACATTGGCCTCGGCAACATTAAAGATGGCTTCACCAGCATCTACCCAAGCGGTGGCAACACCGCTCAACGAATCCTTCAAGTTCTTTGCGTTGATAAACGACTGTTGCATGCCAGAATTTGTTGCCGCCTTCAAGTTATCGTAAAAATCGCTCTTGTTAGTGTATGCCTTCCTTACATATGCGAGCTGCAAAAGCCTGTGTATAGACAGACGGAACAAGTCCTCCTGTTCTGGCATATACCATGTAAATGTCAGTTTTGCAGGGATTTCCATGCTAGCACCACCATATTTTTTCAATGTAGATGCACCAGTAGAAGTTGACTCCATTCCAAACGTTTCCATCGAAGAACCAAGCTTATCGCCTATACCCCCAACGAATGATGCAACTTTATCTACAAAAGATTTTCCCTTTGAGGTGTCTTTCGATATGAAAGATGCAAGCGCTCCTGCTGCTGTGCCAAATCCAAATCCAGTTGCATTATGCCCACCAAAAGCCTCACCTATGGTTTCACCGACGTTGGCTCCCAACGGCATGGCAACTGCTGGTGATTTCAAGATTTCTACTGCACGTTCAAACGATTCTTTTGGGTTTTGCTTATCCCAATTGCTATTGAAAGAGATAGTCAATGCCTTCAAATCATTTGGTGTCAAAATTCCATAGAAAGGCTTGAACGCATCTGGGTTCATGGCGTATGCGATACGCAGTTTCAGTGCATCGGCTGCGGCATGAACAGGTCCAAGGAACGCTTGACGTGCGGCAGGACCAAGCGGTTCAATTCTAACTACGTTAGGGTTCAACTCGTGCAAGGAATTACGGATAATTCCTTGTGCATCCTTTACGTAACTTTCCTTGATGCCGTAACGGGTTCTTTTCCCGAATATGCCTTTCTCATTGTCCGCCATATACTAACCCCCGATAATTCTTTCCACTTCGTCTAGGTAAGCAGCATCACGTTTCTTATCGCCTTCTCTGTCAATCATATTTTCAGCAACCGCCTTTCCAATCTCTGACGCCAAGACATGTATTTCTTCCCTTGTCAATGACATCCTGTTAAACATCTGCACATCGTTCAATACTGGTGTAATGTCCCTTTCAGCCCTTGCGGCCATATCCATTCGAGCATCCAAGACTGGAGACTGTTCTTCCATTGCAGACGCCTGATTTGCGTCCATATCAAACTGAGTCCTATTATCATCAACCGACTGTTCTTTTTCTGCACTTTCAGTTGGGGCCGCTTTTTCTTCATCACGTGTTTTCAACGGAGTGTCATCCTGATTGTTCATGGAGTCCGATGCACCAGATATGTCATTTGCCATCTCAGTAATGGAATTTTTAGTGGCAGGCTCCTGCTCTTCTTTAGATACTTCTTGATTGCTAATCTTTTCAATAAGCTCATCTTCATTCTGTTTGACTATATCGGCAATTTCCCGCAGGCTATCCAAACTAGCATCGCCTAGTTCAACAGATTTAGTTTCCATTTCAACATGAACATCGATTGGCATAGGTTCATTGACATCTGTGTTCGCAACCGAATCACCAAACTGTTCCAAAATGTCATCAAGACTGTCGTTGATTTTGCCCAAGTGGTCGTTCACTTCGGAAACACGCAACTCAGTCTCATTAGGAACATCCTTCGCTACTTCCTCTGGTTGCTCAACATTTCCCTCATCGACCTCGGTCAGCTTCTGCCCAATATCGTTCAGCAAATTATTCTGCTCATCTTGGGTAGTAACGATGTCTTTAAGCAAGTTTTCCTCATTGCTGGGAACGTTAGCCTTGCTTTCGTCAGTATCAGGCTCATTGGTATCAACATCAGTCAGCTTCTGACCAATATCGTTCAACAAGACATTCTGTTCATTCTGGGCAGCCTCAATGTTTTCAAGCAAGGTTTCCGCCCTGCTGGGAACATCAGACTCACTTTCGTCTGTATCCACAGCATTGACATCGGTATCAGCCAATTTATCACTAATATCGTTCAGCAAAGCATTCTGGTCTTTCTGGGCAGCCTCAATGTTTCCAAGCAAGGTTTCCTCCTTGCTAGGTTCATTGGACTCGCTCTCATCAGCGGAATCGTCCTTAGACATTTCTGGGAGCTGTACATCGACCTTTACTTCCGTCGGCTTGATATCTTCCTTTACGACATCGGTTTCTTCGTCCGCCTTTTCTTCGGATTTGTCTTCAACCTCGTTCAGGTTAGAATCATTGACCGCTTCATCACGGGTCAATTCGGCCCGAAGGGAATCCCCTTGGATTTCGAGAATGCGGTCGAGGTCATTTTGTATATTTGTCAAAACCGTCTGTCGCTTCTCGTTTTCATCATCATTTTCCGCCGCATTACTAGATTTACGGAAAGCGTCATTGACTTCCTTGACGGTTGCGGCAATCTCGCTATTATCGATAGCACTGCCGAACTGTTCGACAAGGGTATCGTTTACATTCTTAGCATTGGCCATCTGCTGGTCAAGAAATCCCTTCATTGTCTGCTCGGTCTCTTTCGGCAATGCGGCAAGAGCGTCAGCAATCGACTTGATATCATTATTAGTCGAGGCATTGTTGACGGTCTGATTGGACGTTTGAGTAGATGTATTTTGCTGTGTAGTGGCCATAATGCACCTTTAGTTTCAATGATAGTTTATAATGCAAACACGATTTTTGTCCAGGTATAAACTATTATCGAATCATGCGGCATACAAGCAAATGGCAAAGTGCATTACAGACGTAATTTCGCCCAGACAGGAAACTTCGGCTACTGCAAAGGATTCTGGCATTTTGAGCAGCTTTACAGAAGCTGTCGAGAAGACCGCCAATTCCATAAATAATGTAAGTTCCAAGCTAGAAGCAACCAACTGTACGAAAGTCGTATTCGACTGGTGTAGGGACACCATGGGCATAAACGCCTATGCCGCCGTTGGTATGCTGTCTAACTTGAATTTCGGTTTCGGCCAGTTCAACCAGTTCAACTTCCCCGTCGGGATTGAAGGAGCACTGACATTAAGCAAGAGCCTCTGCCAGACGATAGGCACATGGATTGCATGGATTCAAGCGACAATAGACATCGCAACGAAGGCTGCATTCGTCCTGTTCGCAAAGATTGATGCCGCCCGTCTACGTCTGGAAGCCGCCCTATTGAGGTTCAACGCAGCCGTTTTTGCGTGCATTTCCAAAATCCTTTCCGACCTTAAAATGTCGGCAACGCTGGATGTGGGTGTCGGTGCAGCAGTTACCCTTGACTTCAAGTGGGAAGAACTGCTACAAATCATGATTGACTGCCCGTGCTTCTGCCGTGCAATCGCATGCGTCACAGACTGCAAGAAAGACGCTGACGGCAACGACATCACCAGAAATCCAGAGATGGTGATAGAATGTCTAAAGAACAAGTTTCCCCTGTCCTTTGGCGTGGGTGTAGGACTGGCTGGCGGTATAGTAGGTTCGCTGAACGACCTCCTGCATGACTTCCTTATGAAGCTGTATTTGAGCATCAAGGAAGCAATCGAAATGACCTTTGAGATGCTCATGAAGCCACTCCGTGCCTTAATCAAGGCTTATGCCGACCTGTTGACACAGAAGTTCGATGTAACGGCTTTCATCAAGATGGTTGGAAATTTCGAGTGTTTCTTCATCTACACGCTAGAATACAAGAACAACGTGGAGTTCTACGGCATGTCGGTTATAGACATGATTAACACCTTCAAGAGCTGGACCGTATGTTTCAGCCACCTGTGTCCAGGCCTGATGAAGGACATCGAGGCAAAGATTAAGGAGATAAATGCAAACCTCCGCCTTAACGACGTTTTCTGGCAGGGAGCATTCGAAGCAGACCTTTATGACCTGTGTATCGCAGCGAAGCTCGGTTACAAGTCCTTTTCAGCAAACGAATTCCGTGAGATTTACCGCGACAACCCGAAGACCCAGTTCGACTCGTTGCTATCACAGCTTGAAGCATCTTGCATAGTAAAAGTATGCAAAGAGCACAAACGGTCAAGCGCCGCCAACAAGCCTACAAGCAAGGTCGAGGAAGCCATCCAGTTCAGGACGGCCCCAGACAGGGAAAACGAAGTAAACGTAGGCGAGAAACCTATATCGAAACAGGAACAGAAGAAGTGCATATCCATCTCCCATAATCTTGTTGACAAGACAGTGAGCCCGTATTTCACCGAGAAATACTATCAGCTCCTCAGGATGCTGGCTGATTACGAAATAAGCAATGACACTGTTAACGAACTGACTAATATTCTCGATAACTGCAGTAAGAAGGTCTACCCAGTAAACATGAGCAAGCCGTTTACACCATTCCCGTCGAACCAGTCTGGAAGAGCCGCAATTGAAGTATATCCATCCGACATCGAGGTGACTTACGAACTCGTTGATGACTACAACGAAGACGTTATCAAAAACATTTTAGGCCCATATGCGGAAGGGGTGGTAGCATGATTTACGGAACCAAGACGAAACACGCTCGTTACAAGTTGGTGCATCCAGAGAAGTACATGGAAAATCTGGCTGCCCCAATATGCAAGTCATCTTGGGAAGAAAGGATTTTTCAGGCAATGGACAACAACAGCTATGTCCTAAAATGGGGTTACGAACCTGATTTCGAAATCTATTACATGTCACCGAAGCTGCACAAGATGAGCAAGTATTTCCCCGACATCTACTGCGAATGCAAGTCGGCTACTGACAGCAAGGTAAACAAGTTCCTAATTGAAATCAAGCCAGAGAAATTCGCCATCATGCCGAAACCCCCGAAAGCATTGACCGAGAGTGCAAACGCAAAGAAGGTTAGGGCCCACCAAAAGAAGATGGCACGCTACTACATGCAATGCGAGGAAGTGATGGTGAACCAGGCGAAATGGGCAGCAGCACGAAACTGGTGTGCCAACAGAGGTGTAAACTGGATTGTCCTGACAGAGGAAAACGTTTGCGGCCTTTTCGACAAAGGCGCACACATGTAGAAAAAGGCTGTCCCGAAGGACAGCCTTTCTCCACTCCAACAAAAAATCCGACTTTCCCGAAGGTCCATCGGACTAACCATGACACTTCACCTTCTTCGGGTTTTATCCCGTAGCCTTGGTCGATGCTACCCGTCCTTATTTCGTAGACGGAACGTCAACGCCGAAGCATTGAAAGACCCATTTTTGAAGTAATGGTAGGGCCGTCCCAACACTTTAGAAAAAGTACAGCAGGCAACCAACGACTATGACCAGGATAAAAACCCAGGCCAAAATCTTGTCAGTCTCTGGCGTATACTTCATCATTCGGCATCCTCAGACGGAACATCTTCGGTGCCAGCGTCAGCTTCGGACATCGTTTCAACCGTAACGGCATACTTGATGAAACCAGACGCCTTCTTTTTCTTCTTCTTAGGAGAACCGTCGAGACCAAGCAGACTGTCAGTCTGTGCCATGATTTCGGCATCAACGGGAGACACTTCGTCTTCATCTTCATGGGTTTCATCACCATCGTCAGTTTCCTTGACTTTGAGATGGGAAGACCAGAACTGGGTGTCATCGTTGCACGGGTCCTTTTCGAAATTGAACGTATACTCAGCCACATCGCCGAGTTCCTTGTCAACCTTCTTCTTTACAGCGATTGACATGAGGAACGCATCATAGGAGAACGAGGCAAAGGTTACCTTGACACGAAGAGGGTCATCAAGGTCACACTTTGTGTTTCCATAACCCTTGTTCGTTACGAAATCCTTCACGCTTGCAAACGCATTGTCAATTTCCTGAGTGCCGTCGAGAAGATGCTTTCCAGCACCACTCTCACTGGTCTTTATGGAAAACTTGACAAACGGGACATTGTCCTTTGTCGCAGGAGTAAAAGCACTCAGGTATCCACTGAATTCCTTCTTCATGTAACATCCTCCTTAGGACGGCATCTTGCGGGGACGACCACGGCGACGCTTTTCCTGCACGGGAGCATCACTCTTGCGGGGACGGCCACGCTTCCTGGGAGCAACGGAAGACTTCGCGCTAGAAGCCTTGGCCGGACGACCACGCTTCGTTGCCTTAGCAGGAGCAGCATCAGCGGCAACTACCTGCTTGGCAGGTGCAGCACTGCCAATAACAACACTCGTCTTGCCCTTGTTTGCCATAACGACTTCAGCGGCAACGTCAGCAAGCTTATTGGCTGCTTCATCGTTCAATCCATTGATGGAGAAGAACTTCTTGAATGCACGAAGAGTTGCAAGACGGAGACCGAAGTCTGCGTCGAACTTGTCCATGTACTGCTGGAAGGCACGACCGACGTAAATCAAGCCATCCACATCCTTGCTGTTCTTGTTGGCATGGTAGCGTTCAAGCGTCACTTCGGTGTTGCTGGTAACCCAGGACGTAGCGATGCGACGGCCATACTTGTCCAACTTGCGGGTGACATGAAGTTGATGAGTGAGTTTGTTTGAAACCTTCAAACGAATTGAAGGAATGCCTGTGATGTTGAGTTTGATAATCATAATGTACCTTTTTGTTGAGTGAGACTTTTAATCCACTGAACAAGAATATAGTATATTAAAACCCCTTTTGCAAGGGGTTTTTCAAAAAAAGTTATTTTTTCTTGGTTTGTTTAGATTTTTTTACAGAAACAACGGGTTTCCCAGTTCCCTGAATGATTGTTTTTATCTTACTCCAGGTGTCCTCGTTGGTGTGGGCCAGCTTCGTAAACCAATCAGGTTTGTCGTTTTGGAGAACTGCGGGTTTGATGTAATTCTCGTAAGCATCGGCAACATGTTCCACCGACAGACGGTCATACAGGTAGTAAAGATTGGTGATGATAGTGCTCTTCTCCTTTTCCATCGCAGGGTTGGATAGGAGTGTTATCATCGTCTTTGTCACATTCCTGCACAACTCGGTCTGATACACGTCGAGCATCTTGGCGACACGGCTTGCCGCAGCGATTGCCTTGGTGGCGTTGGTTTCCAGGAGGAAATTCTGCGGATTGAACATCCGCTTCGTACACAACCAAGAGAAGAACGACAATGCCTCATTCGGGCCTAGATGGCTTGCAGCATCGCTCTGTATCAACGTAGGGTTCTGCTTGTAATCACCAAGACGAATGCCGTTAGTGTACATCTTCGAGAAGTTTTCCCACGCTCTCGGGTTGACCGTGTTTTCATCCTCAAAGAGGTCAACGTCGTCCATCTTGAACAGGTGTTCGTCAGTAGCCTGGTCAATATAGCTAATTATATCAGGGTGAATACCATGAGTTGTCGCCCATGCCAGCCAGTCACTCTTGCTAACATCGATGTGAATTCTGGACATACGAGAGTACAATGCACGGTTCAGCTCGTCCACATCGTTACTGGCGATAGACGACGGGTTCATCGCACATATAACCCTCGAACCAGGTGCTAGCCTGTGACCAAGAAATTCCTGTTCCTTCGTACAAAGCTGCATGATAGCGTTGATGGTGTCCTTCTTGGCACGGTTGATTTCGTCAAGAAACAGCAGCACTGGCTTGTTGTGGGAAAGCCAGTCGGGAATGGTGTGCGAATGGACACCATTAACTTCCCTCAGGAGACCAGTGAGGTCACCCGTTTCACCAGCTTCGGCACAACGGAGCTTGACAAGTTCAAGACCCAGCGTTTGAGCAAGGTCAAAAACAAAATCAGTTTTACCAATACCAGGCTGCCCGATAAGGACACATGCCGTCTCGGGCGCAAGCCTCAGTATATGAGCCTTTGCCATTGAGAAGGTAGCCATAATCTATTGCAACATAAAGAGGGTTTGGGACGTAATTTCCTTTCCGTTGGTCACAAAGATGTAACTGGAAGCAGGGAACGTCTCATGCAGTTTTTCAATACTGTATTCGTTAGGACCGACGATTGACGGGTTGAGGAACACAGGGATGCACTTTCCGCTGAGGAACCATTCGCCACCACGATGCCAGTGACCCATGATGGCCACGTCGAAATCAATGCCCATCTTCATGAACATGCCGTAGTCCTTGAAGTTGTCTCTGGTGACCGTGCTAATCGGGGAGCAGAATGCACCGCCGCCACGATATGCGTCACCGTGTTCAATCTTCCACTTCTGTTCACCAATTACGGCAATGTCAGACGGTGCTTCGGAAACATGGACGGAAACTATCATATCGTCGGCAAATGCTTCCTCGATGAACTTGTACAGGATGTACTCGTAGTTATCGTATGCCTTGTTCTTGGCCTGCCATTTCTGGTTTGTACGGGAATGGTTACCAACGACGCAGTAAACATTCATCTTCTTGAACTGGCTTCTAAGGCTCTTGAAGGCGCCTACAATGAACTTGAAGTAGTCTACAAGGAGCTTGGTAAGCGGGCCAGCGTTAGTCTCTTTGAGTTCATCATGTATGTTTCCAGAGAAGAGGTCACCCAGCATGAGAATGTCAAGGGTTCCGCACTTGTTGTCACGGGCCATTTCGAGGGCCTTTTCAAAGAGCTTGAGGTGACGGGCCTTGGAAATATCGGGATTGTACTCGTTAATTCCATGGGTGCTTGCACTTGGAACGACTTCGCCATAGTGTGCATCCGAAATGGGGAGAACCAGGTGGTTATCGCCGTCGTTAGCCTTCTTGACATTGATGTAGAACTTGTCGTATTCGACTTCGGTAAGCTCTGTTTTCAACGCATCGGCCAACTCGGTTGCAACATATGAACGAACCCTGAGCTTGTTGTTTTCGGCACGGAGGCTGTTCAACTGTTTCTTTAAGTAGGTGTTTTCACTTTCCTTACGGTCTTCGACAGGGTCTTCCTTGTCCTGCGGATACTGAGGGACATTTTCATCCTTGCTCAAAGCCGCATTGTAAGTGTTGAATCTTTCGGAAAGTCTGTCAAAGCGCTTGCGCAACGTATCCTTGGAGATGCCGAGGCCAGCCTTGTCTATTTCTTTCTGTGCATTATCAAGTAGTTTCTGACGGTTCCAGCCATACTTCTGTGCTATCTTGAAGAGTTCCTTCTGTTCAGCATTCAGTGTGACTATGAACCCGCTTTCGGGGGTACTTGCCTTCATATTTAAAATCCCAACAATAGAGGGTTTAACTTCTATGCTGAAATATATGTTTTTTGAAAGCTACTCTGACAAAAAATTTTTAAATAGTGAATATCAAGCATCAAATTCCGCCATTTGCCAGCAAGAACCACCGACGGGAGAACTCCCGAACCTGGTTGACCTTTAAAACGGCTTCACGGATTTCCCGTTCTATGTATCATTTTCAAGCCGCTAACCAGCAACTTG